GCTGCCTTTTCATATTAGATGCCTTTGTTTAGTTTCTTTTTACGCTCCGTTCCCTACGTCGCTTTGGTTACCTGGCCATCCCTGGCCAGAGTTTAGGTTTTTAATGCGCCCATGAGGGCGTATGTTTGTTTTCGCTTGTTTTGGCAAAGTTGCCAGTTGTCGCTTCGCTCCTAGCGAATAGGAAGGATGGGTTTTAAGCCATCATGAACATTAGGAATATCAGAATGCATATATTCTGAATTTGGATTGAAATGGTCATAGATTAAGTCCTTTTTTTTTCTCGATAGGTTTCTTGGTAATGGACACAGGAGGCACTGGTTCCACTTGAGGTTGGGTAGTTCTTTGAAGTGCATCTTCGATGTCCATTTGATTATTTGCGTGATCTTCGTATTTTTTGAAAGCCTGGGCATTGCCAATGGCTTGTGGAGTGTCGGCCTCGATGATGCCGGAAACGAGATTGAAGTTTCCAAGACGGTAGAGAGTGTAGTCGTGAGGGTGTTTGTTGAATTGATGACCGAAGTCGTTGACGGCGTCGGAGAAGGATCGTTTTGCCATATCCTCGTTCGGTAGGAGGAATGGTGTTATGTAGCATTTTGCTGCTGAGTCGTAGACTGTAAAGATTTCGAGAATTTGCATTTTAGTTCCTTTTTTTGAGTTGGGAGATTTTTGCGTACTGGACGGTCTCCCGTGCTTTGAGCCGGTGCCAGTCCCGGTCGGGTGATTCGAGCGCTTTCTTTATGCGCGAGTCTTTCATTCGAGCGTAGGCAATAGGATTTTGTTTCTCTTGAATTGTGTCGTAATATTTGGGCGGTTTTATTGTGTATCCTTTTAGGATTACTTCGCCCATCGGGTAGACATCCGCGTGGTACTTTTTTAGCCATGGTGCGCCTATGCCGGGTTTGAGTGATTGATTGGAGAATTCAGGAATTCTTATATGTAGTTCGCCGGTTTCCCGGTCGACTGTATTGTATTTTTTGTCGGCCTTTGGGCCGGTTAGTTTTTTGAGTGTGTATCGGGCAGTATATGCAGCCGAATCATAAGTGAGTTCGCCTGTTGTGGTATGCCCGTTCTGCCATTGCGAGTCTAGTAGCTCGCTGGAGAAGAGGGGGTCTCCTCTTTCGTTGTCGCATTGATAGATTGCGTCACCTGGTTCCCATCCGAAGAGGCAGAGGTGGTAGTGCGGTCGGGCGATGTTTTCGTTTTCTTGAGTTGGCTCGCCGTATTCGCCGCAGTAGTAATACCGGAATGGTCCGGTTTTATGTCTGAGTCTTTTTAGGAAAAGAGTCATGTCTGATTTTGGTCCGCGTTGTAATGAGTGCGGATACGGAGGTAATTTTTCTTGTGAGTAAGTTAGTGTGATGAAGCAATTTGCTTCATGCATTTGTGCTTCGTGCATCATGCGTATCCCCCAGTCCCTCGCTCTCTCGAGCTTGCAGCCGATGCATCGGCCGCAGGGTACTTGGATGAAGTTTTTTTGTAATTGAGTCGCATTCTTGTCGAAGACTATAGGGTATTTCCCGGTGTCTGGATTCGGGATTGAAGACAGAACACCGGAGAGTGGTTTGTAGCAGGTCATTTTAGAGTCGGATTCCGCCTCTCATGGGCCTGCTTGAGTTTTTGCGGTGGGTCCCGCTGTTTCTGGTAAATGATCTTTTTGATTTCTTTTTGCTCATTTTGTATCGTCGCATGTTTTTAAGCTCCTGATTTGATTGATGTTTATTTTGCGTATTTTAGATCCTAACGGATCGGGACGCTTTTATTGTAGTTGTATAGGTGATTGTTGTCACCTATTGCATATGGAACAAGTATTGCATATGCCGTGCCAACTCCCCCTGAGTCCCCCTCAGCGTCCTTGAGGGGGTTGTTTTTTTTGGGGGTGGTATTGTTTCTGTTTTTCCCCCAAAGGGACGCAAGACGGCTCCTAGCTAGGGCGGCGGCTCCTCTGTCGCCTCCTTTGCGCTGGAATCCGTGTTTGCTGCTTTGGGGGTCTTTCCCCCCCCTTCCTCGGGCGCGTCAGTCTTGACCCGTTCCGGTTTTGCTGACTGCTTAGCGAGGCCGAGTTCTCTCATTTCTTCGATGTTCTCGGGGTTCTGGACGAAGTCCAGGTAGTTCGCCGGATCGTTACCGAATTTCTTCCTCAGCGAGCTGGGAAGATCGGCGAACATTTCTTCGGCTTCTCTCACCTGGTTGAGCGACTCTTGAAAGTCACTCGATGAGCAGAAGCCGTAGTTTGGTTCGTGGCGATTCATGTGAGCGATCGCCCCGGTTTTTTGGTATTTCGCCAATATTTGATTTATGTCGCATTCGTCTTTAAACGATTGCTTAGCGCCTGGGCCGACCGGTTCGGCGGCATAGACGCGTATTTTTGGCGAGTACGCGTGGCGTAGGAGCGGCAGGTATTCTGGCCGCTCAGTTAGTTTGTTAGTTTTCACTTTTTTCTCCTGTTAGGTGGTAGTATATTGTCTTTATTTGCTTCGATCCATTCGCGTGTTAGCCCGCCTGTAAAGCCGGGTTGCTGAGGACCGGCAGCAGAGCCGCCGGAGATTAGACTTTCGATGAGCCCGCCTCCCCTTTGAAGGGCTTTGTATTTAATACGCGAAATTTCGGAGGCCCATTTTAGGGCGTTTTTTTGCATAGTTGTATGCTGAGTTTGAGCGGTTAGTAGTTTGAGTTCCTGTTGGACTCTTGAGACTTGTAGTGCGGATGCCACAGCAGGTCCAAGTGCATTGACCATTTGTGCCTGGGCACCGCCAGGAGAGGAGGCGCCGGAGCCGCCTGTTCCCGATAAGATCGGGTTTAGCCCAGCGAGTCGCAAGTCCTTGACTTCGCGTTGGTGGGCTGTTGACGACATGCGCTCTTGAAATTGCATTTGTCGTTTAGCTGATGCTTTTTGTTGTTTGTTCTGGAGGACGCCGCCGAGTAGTGTGGCGGCTCCTCCGATTAGTGCAGGCCATACCATTGATGGGTTCTCCTGTGGCAGTCCTCGGGTTATCCCGATGTTGACGCCTGAATTGAATTGTGGATTGACCTGTGGCATTAGAAATGGTCAATCATTCCAGGAGTGCCGAATACCGGCATGGGCCTGGCGTGTCTTAGTTTGAAGTAGCAATCGAGTAGAAAATGCGGTTCTGTCGGGACCGCAATTATTCTGTCGATTGGAGGTGAGTCGACAATGAATGCATTGTCGAGTAGTGGTAAGAACGGGAAGTCCTGTGCGAGATGCCAGGAGTCGAGCGTTACCGCATCGTTAGATCTGAACTTCCCTGTTATTTGAGATGGTTTGTAGCGGTATTCTGAGTATCTCTCTTGATAGCCGAATACGGCTTCATCGGCGACGAGATCGTCAGAGCCTTGAGCGAAGATCTCTTTATTTAAGACCGCTTGTTCTCCTATGTGGGAGAGTGCGGGCCAGTAGAAGTCGAAGCGCGTTTTGCGTGAGAACATTCTGTTTAGGCCCTGTTGATATGTTATGTCCGAACGGACAGATATTAGGCCAATTATTAAGCAGTGTTCTGTGAAGGATTTTATAAATCCGTGTCCACTGAGAGCGGCAGTTCCTATAGCCGCGAGATTGGCCTGAGGTGTGACCGTTGTCGGGTCACTTGCTTGTGTTTGTGCGACAGGCTGTATGTTTACGTTTGTTTGTGATCCCCCTAGATATTCTGGACGTTGAAGTCTGAAATCGGGAGAGGTTACTTTGAAGTGAGCTTTTAATAGTTCGACATAGCGAGTGCCGCCCCTGGCGTCACGCTCGAGTAGTCGTTGAACTTGGAATGCCTGTCTTAATGTATTGATTGTTGCTGCTGTTGCATTTGTTAGGTCTGTTTCTAGGGAAGTGGTTGACCACTTACCCTTTCCAGGTGTTCCTGAGATTGTAGGCCAGTTGACGCCGGTTGTTGCTCCGTCTGCATCGAGTGAGCCGAAGATGTCACCGGCGTCGGAGTCGTTGACGAAGATTGGGACACCGTCACCGGAGAGTACTACGGGTGCGGATGTGCCGAGCGGAATTGATACCGCATCGCCTTTTTGTGGGAATGGTAGGCATGATGTGAAGTAATCCATGCGTTTTCCACGTGGTAATAGTTGATAGTCGACCGGAAGGTCCGGTCCATCATCAGTGTTAGTGAGTACTGATAATTGTAAATTTTGGTCTCTAAACCACTCATTCCATATGAGATTGTAAGCTCTGTGCCAGAGCGCTGAGTGTTCGAGACCTGGTACTCCTGTAGGTATTCCCATGTAGTCGTGGATTGTTTCGTTAGGGTATCCACTGACTGGAGTTGAAGTCATTGTAGGTATAACGAAGTCTGTTGAGTCTGTTGGGTTGGCTTGCTCGCCGTTGAATTTTTCCCAGTTGTCCCAGACAAGCCGGTAAGGTACGGCGAAGAAGAAAGAAGTGAGATGTAAATTATCGAGTATGGGGAAGATTGGAGTAGCGAGCCGGGCCAGGCCGGACATACTGAGATTCATGGTGTCGCCGGGTAATGCTTCGTCTAGATAGATTGGTATTAATTTTTCAGCGTCGAACGTGGTTTTATAGCCGTGAGATCTGTCGAATGAAGAGCGTTCTATATTAGCCCTCGGGACTTCTGAGAATTTGTGCTGTTGATGTGATTGCTGCCTTTTCATATTAGATGCCTTTGTTTAGTTTCTTTTTACGCTCCGTTCCCTACGTCGCTTTGGTTACCTGGCCATCCCTGGCCAGAGTTTAGGTTTTTAATGCGCCCATGAGGGCGTATGTTTGTTTTCGCTTGTTTTGG